GTTGCTCGTTGTTGCGAGGCTGTTTGCCATAGTTCTATCCTTCTTTCTTGGTTATCGTGCGAGCTTGATTTGGTTGAAAATCTCCGCCGCACGACGGGGATCTTTTTCCGCGTTAAACTTCGCGAGAAGTTCATTACGGGAAAGTGGTTTGGATTCGCTGATCTCGACTGGCTGGGTGCCTTTGCTGGCTTCCAGCTCGACAGTGAGGCGAGCGAGCTTGGTTTCGAGAGCGACGATCTTGTCGTTGGATTCCAGATCAGCCTTGGCTTCGGGAGCTGCTTCGACAGCGGGTGCTTCCACAGCAGCGGGAGCTTCCGCAGTGACAGGGGCTTCTTCCACAGCCGCTTCAAACTTGGCGGCAAATTTGCCGACCAGTTCGTCGATGCGGGCGGAGAGAGCGGCGATGGCCTGCTCGGCATTAAACGCCGGTGCCGCCGGTGCTTCGGGCGCGGCTTCGATCACCGGCGCTGATTCTTTTACGGTTGTGTCCATATTAAGCGATTTACGTGTGTCAACCCGTGCAGAATAAACGCCGGTTGGATTAGCTGCTGGAGTGGTTACGAGGTCGACTGAATAGAGCGTGCTGACGTCAGCCAGTTGGGTGCCGTCCTCTGCCATTCTGGGCACGCCACTGAAGCTGATGGAGAATCCGATCTGACCAGGGAGCGTGCCAATCAGTTCGCTGAAATAGGCAAAGCCTTCATGGCTTTCAAATAAGGTGAGATCCGCACGAACGCGGCCGCCGTCTAAGGTGAAGTTTTCTAGGTATCCGATGATGTTGGAAACGCTAGAGCTGTGATCGGAGAGTACCTTGACCTGACCCAGATCGTTTCCAGCCTGGACGACTTGTTCCAGAGTGTCTGCGTCTATGACCATCCCGTGACCCAAAGCAGGGCCAGCGGTGATGACGGAAATTCCCTTAAATAGTTTTTGAGCCATGCCCGCGCATGGCGTGTCAAATTACTGGTATTGCAAAAAAACTAGTTTTTAGGCTCTCGGAGAGATTCGTCTAAAAGGTTTTCTAGCTTCAATTTTTCTTCGTTAATGACATAGGATTTTGGAGCTATTGCGCCTTCCGAATTAGGGTTATCGGAAGGCATGCGATATGTGAATCCCTTTTGATCAATAGACAGAGATAGAGCATCCAGAGTTGAAGATAACATTTTTTCAAATATCAAAACATCGGAGGATGATTTAGATTTGTTTGCTCGTTCTGCTTGCTGCGCAGTTCTCTCTTTCCATAACTCATAAACAGCCGTTGCCCCTTTTCTTTGAGCGCGAACCAACTCTAGCTCCATTTGTCGCGACTCCTCCGCCATTTTCGCTTGGTTCTGTTTTTCTGCTACATCGGCTGGTGTTTGTTGTTCTTGCCCGCAAACAAACGAAACACATAAAAAGCTAAAAACAAGTATCTGAATCATGAATCAAGCCTGCTCCTACCAAGCAGGCTTAATCAACTATTTTTTCTTTTTGTTTTTGGCTTTGCACCGATCCCAATCGCTTTGACCACCATATTGATCTCTTTTGGGGTAAGGTTGAAATCTGGATCGTCACGCATTGTAAAGGTTTCAGTGACGGGAACTGATGCCTGTACTGGCTCAATCACTTCGTCAAGTTGAGGCTGGACGGTCGAATCCTCTGGAAGCGATGCGGCCGGTGGCGTGGCTGAGCTAGGTGCAGCGGGAGCTACGGGTGCGCCTGTGATCTGGATCTCAGCCGGGCTGATTCCAGCCTCCTCGCACTTCATTCTGATGTAAGTCTGCTCGGCAATCTTCTGATTTACGACCTCTTGCCAGTCGGATCCCCGCTCGGCGCTAATGTCGGCCAGAGTCTTGATACCCATTTTTAGATCTTCGCGATCGGCGGCGCTGTCCCGGCCGGCGTCGATCGTGGTGCGTGCTGGGGTGTGATAGACCGCTTCCCACCACATCGCCATCCCCCTGGGCGGAGTCAGATCGCCACGTTTAATCGCCTTGGCCAGTGCCCACTTGCGAACCCGTTTTAGCATCTGCTCAATCACCGCGTCGGAAATCTCATCGAATCGGCGTTGAGCCTGGGCGAGAACGAAACGCTGGCTGGGGCCGGTCAGTTCGTTGGGCGACCAGATGTAGGCGTAAGGCACGCCAAGGCCAGACGCCACTGCCCGAATGTATTGATCCATGTGCTGCTGTAGATTCTGGCTAGGCCGATCGTTTTTGATCTCACGCAGTGTCTTGCCCATCGGAACATTGACTAAGGCGCCACCGCCGAAAAGGTTGTCGGTCGTTAGGTTTGTTGAATCAGTTTCTGTCGGGTTAAAGAATCCATGGCCTGAGTTGGTTGTAGATTCGATTGCCATCCCGATCTGCCCTGCTCGCTTACAGGCCAGCATCTCGTAGTCCAGAATCTCGTCCCGATCCAGTAGCAGATTGATGCAGGATGCCAGCTTCGACAGCGACCGCACTTCGTCTGCCCTGTCCCGTTCTGCCAGGAGAATCACGTCCGTGGCTTGCACCTCTGTGAACGTGTCGCCGTTTATGCCGGTGCGGATGTAGTAGCTCAAGGGCCGACCAAACTTGTTCATCCGAACGCCGTCGAAAATCTTGGCGTCGTCCTTTACGTAAGATGGAGTTTCACAGCGGTGCCCTTCCACCATTTGCAACATCGGCCAGCCGTCCCCGTTATCGGTTAGAAGTATGAAGATTTCATTATCGCGAAGCATTGTGCGGGTGGCCACTTGCTGCATCGCTTGGTAACTGAGAATCCCGCGAACGTCACAAGAGCCTTCCCACATAGCCAGCCATTCTTCGGTCGCCTTGTTCCAGCCCTCGTCCTTTGTGCGTGCCTGACATTTGATCCCAGCGCCGATCGCGTTCCGGGTCATCGTATCAATTGCCCCCCGGACAATAGCCGAGTTATAACAAAGCCAACGGGAAAGAGCTGCGATCGATTGCCGGGATGCAGAGCTGACGTCCAGCTTTGTGTCGGCCAGTTGGGCGTCTACCCAGCGGCGTTTGCGTGGATCGTGGCGAGCGGCCTGAACCATACGCGACCAGCTCGAAATCACTTTGCCGACAATGTCCATTTTAGTAGGTGGTTTCCTTAAATCGTGGGTAGGTGACTAGACTCTGATCGCCTGTAAAGATTGCCGCCACTTCGGCATCGTTCTTTCCTTGGATCAGGCGCCAGCCGTCCAAAGCTGCCTTCGCAACTTCCACCGGGGTGATGCCTGACGTGAGCTGGTAAGAGAACGATTTACCAGCGACCGATGCTGAGATCATTGTCCGGCCTCCGTTTTGAAAAACGGACGCCTGCCCTGCGGCAATAGCTTCCAAGGCAAGCAGCAACGCGGTTGCGTTTTTGCTGCTCTGAATCCAAAGGGAAAAAAGGAGAGCACGATCCACGACTCCGTTTTCATCGTGTCAATCATGCCTTTGCCTCTTGAGCCATCGCGGCCTCGGCCTGGATAACCTTGCCCCACACAGCAAATCCAGCGAGGTAGGTTTCGCAGTCATACAAGTGGTCTTGCCTGCCCTTCACCCGAATCCACTCATAAACGTCTTTCCCAGTTTTTCTGTTTATTCGATGAGCCTTGCGATGGCTTGCCATGTGCTCGCGGTATTCCGGGCTGACGTCGTGTGCAACTTCCCAAAGCGGCCCCTGCCCTCTACGCAACCAAGCCAGCAAATCTTGGCAGGCTGGCGAGCTGAGAAGGAGCAGGCGACAGCCTGCGTCCGTCGGTTGATCCGAACTGTGCACCGACTTCATCCGTCCGGCTTGGCTTTCAATGTAATAGTATTGGCGCTCTTCGCCTTTAATCGCCGTCCATCCGTAACGGGCGGCGATGCGGTAGGTGTCTTGGGTTTCATAACCTGAGTCGATGCACGTATGAATGTTCTTCACGCCAAGCTCGGCCAGCGTATGAGCCACGTCCTCGATCGTTCGCCGGCGGCCTTCTTCGATTAGTCGGCTGGATCCGTCCCTGGCAAACGCACGCACCACGAACCAGAACTCGTCGATCTGCCTATCGATTGCAGCCAGCTTTATGTGATCCGTTTCCCATTCCTGCTTTTTTGCAAAAGCTCCGGGCGGGATATTGTTTAGCTCGTTGTCGTCGAACTGATCTTCCCAAGGCATCGCACTCCACCCGTTCACCCATCCTTGCAAGCCGTGCAGATAATGCTTTTCCGTCAAAAACTTCTTAGCGCAATCAGCAAACGTGATTGTCGGCGAGTACCAGCTCGGCAGGCGGAACGAGCGACGGCCAGCCTCGGAGCTTGCGTTTGCCGCCACCCACTTCCCTTGCTCGATCGACTGGCGACGGTTGCGTTCACTCCACGGAGCGTCGCACTTGATGCAGTAGTAAGCGGCGGTTTCTGTCACTTTTCGCATGTCCCATTTCCCATCCTCCGATCGTGCCGTTTCATCCCATCGGATCTGCCCAAACTCCATCGCCTGAAACTCTCCGCAAGCATGGCAAGGGACGTGGAAAGTTTCCTGCGTCCCAGCTTGATAGTTGATCCAAATGTCGCCGGTGTTCAGCGTGGGGGTAGACGTCAGAACGTGCTTACGTTGTGGGAACGCCTTTGTACGTTCCAACGCCAGGGAGTAAGCGGCCGCATCCTTTTCGGATGGAGCAGCAAAAGAATCCAGCTCGTCCAGAACGGCGATGCATATCGGGCGTGAGGAAAGATTGGCCGGACTGTTACTGCCAACCAGAGAAAGCGTCATCGTGGCAAACTGCATCTCTAGGATCTTTAGGTCGTCCAGATCTTGCGGAAATAGTCGCTTCACCGGCTTGCACTTTTCAAAGATCGGAGTCAGTCGCGTCTCGCTGTATGACCTAGCCAGATCCGCGTTTGGCATAACTAGCAAGGCCGGCGCCGGATCGTTCGCAATTCTATAAGCCAGCCAGATGGCCAGCGTCAGAGTCTTGCCTGTCTGGGATCCCCAGCAAAGGGTGACCGTGTGAACGCCTGGATCCGCCAGTGCTTCTAGTACGCCACGCACATAAGGCGTCCACGTCGTGTTATATAAACCCGGCCGAGCCGTGAGCCTGCTATCCAGTTGAATGTTTTTCTCCGCCCACTCAATCACCCCTGGCGGCTTTTCGTAGTGCCAGCGGATCCGTGCTCGTCGGCGCAGCTCCTCTTGAGCCTTGGTCACAGAGCTGCCTCAACCTGGCGCATAATCTGTCCGACTTCGTTCTCGACCTCTGCCTCAACCTCAACGGCTGGGCGATTAGCACAGATCGGTGCCAACCGCTTTGCCATTCCTTTGAGTAGCGGAACAAGTGCGTTGTCCCTTGCGGCCAGCACCTTGTCGGCTTCGTCCACCGGCACCATCGTGCCCTCCGCTTGGTCGATGTCTGGCCGGTCGCCCTTCATCCTGCGTAGCGCCTCGACCAGCTTTGTGTAGTTACTGATGAGCTCTGAGCGGTCGGCCCTTGTGTCGTCCTTGGCTGATTCGCCTAGGCTCGCTGCTAGATCCTCAAGCCGCTGGATCTCCACGTCTAACCCGCCACCCTTCGCCTTCACGAGCGGCTGGGCCTCCACCTTCTTACGCTGAAGGTAGACAGTGGCACGGGATTTACCCGTGGCCGCCATCGCTCTTTTCACGTCGTGGTTTACTGGTCTAGGCATAGGACGCAACTATTGCAGGGCTACACTTAAGGAATTTACGGGAGTCGTTTCCACCGCGATGTTTCTACTCAAGGAGACTCCTTGTGTAG